TAATTTACGGCTGGCGCTAAATTGCTTCCCGGCCCTGATTGGCAAGCTACCAACTGCTGTGATCAATATTGCTTCATTGTAGTAATGCAAACCAGCATCTTTGAATGCTTGAATTGTATCGCCAACAAAATCGTAATAATTGCCCTTTTTGTCTCGCACTTCACCAACAACAAAACAAGCAAACCTGTCGTTTTTCAACAAAGCGCACGACTTTTTGACAATTTCAAAATATGCGGTCTTAAATTCTGAATAAGCCAAAGTACTTAAATCTTTAGGATCGGTACTATAAACCTCAAGATCGGCGTATGGCGGACAACTAAAAACAAAATCTGCCTGAACGTCCTTGCAGGTAACGTCAATGTTTCGGCTGTCACCGCAAATCCAAGCCGGTGGCGCGGAATCATCAACGCATATAACGCTGCCCTGCTCCCTGTTGGCATTTACTTGCTCTTGTCGCAGCTCATGCCCAATGTACTGCCTGTTCAGTTTGCTGGCAACAATACCACGGACGCTGCCCCCTGCAAACGGATCTAAAACCAGACCGCCAACCGGCGAGAACCAAATGTAAGCAAGCTCACAAAGTACAGGATCAAAAATACTAGTCCCGGTTACTTCTTCGCGCCCGTACTTTTCGCCAATTCCGGTTTCTAAACAAGTTGCAAAGCTTTTAGCCATTGGATTTTGAAATATTTTTTAATCCAGTTAACCGATGTCCATTTTTGTCGTATCCAGCAACCATTACGCTTCCATCAGGCGCTGCGTTGGCTTTCCGTCCGTTGACACATTCCACGTCATCCCCCCCCCCGTCCTTCCTCGGATTTAATGCCGAGGGCAAGCCATGACCGTTTGCGATCTTGCCACCAACCCTCGCGTGCATTCAGCACGCTAAATGGGGAAATTAAAAAACGATCAGCAAGATTGCCGTTCCCAGGTTTAACGGGTTGATCGTTATCAACCTGAGACAATAACTTTTCTAGTTCATCTGTGCTGAAGCCGGCGATCGTTGCGTCGAAACCCATTTCTTGCAGATCGCCAAGCTCGAGCCTCAGCATTTCATCGTCCCATCCGGCATTCGATGCGAGCTTGTTGTCGGCAATAATCAGCGCTTTCTTTTGCGCCTCAGACAAGTGGTCCAGCACGATCACCGGCACCTCGGCCAGCCCAAGCTTGCGAGCTGCCGCTAAACGACCGTGGCCAGCAATGATGCCGTTCTTCCCGTCAACCAGGATCGGGTTGGTCCAACCAAACTCTCGAACGCTGGCAGCAATCTGAGCGACCTGCTCGTCGCTGTGCGTCCGGGAATTGTTTACGTATGGAATTAGCGCTTCAATCTTGCGCTGTTCGACCTGCATCAGCAATTCCAGTTTTTCAGCGATGCCTTGGCACGCTCTGCCGGACCTTTAGCGTTTTTCACAACGCCAGACATTCTTGCGCAAAAGCTAGCCTTGCGCCCTTTGTCTGCGTCGGTCTTCGGGTTCGGCGCCGGTGGCTTGAGATTGGCGTTGTTCTTGGCGTTGTACTCAGCACGACCTTTCGCAGTCATCCCGGCGCCCTTCTCGGTCGGGTTGTAGGTCTTGCCCTTCCCCGTGGTTGTCCGGGGAATGGGCTTGTCGTGCTTTGTAGCCATTACTTCTTCTTCGCCGGTTTAGCAGTCTTTGCAGCTTGCTTAAAGTCAGCAGCAGACGGTGCCGCCTTGCTGCCGACCTTATTCATCTTCTCGCCAGAGCCGGCTTTGATCCGTTCCTGCTTCGCATGAATATTGGCATAAAGGCCAGGTTTCATGAGTGATCTTCAAAAGAGATTACAAAATCAACGCCGTCATCCTCGGCTTCTGGCTCCAGCTCGCAAGCGTGCGTGCCAACGGCCAGAAACTGTGCAATATGCTGGTCCAGCACGCGCTTGAGAACATCACGGCAATCTGGGCATTCCTCGGTGTCGATTGCGCCCATCATGACTGCAATTTCCTCGGCCAGCTCGCTCTTACCAGCGTCTGAACCTTCTTCAAACGCCTGAGCGTGAATGTCTTCTGAGGATTCGCCGATCTGGTCCTCAAGCGCTGCAACAGCCTCTTTCAGCATTTCTAGATCGTCATGGATGCTCATTTAGCTTGCTCCGTGGATCACAACAAAGTTCACAACAACAGCTTCCGACAGCGAGCCGGCGGTGTTGTTGTAAAGACCAATGGTTGCGCTTCCGGTTGCTTTGTCAGCAACAAACGGCCAATAAGCACCCGCTGTTGCGCCACCCGAAATGCTGGCAACCACAACGTCGTTGTCGCTGATCGTGCTGTTGTTAAGCGTAAAAAGTGCTGTCGCCCCGCCTGCAAGCGCAGCGTTGTTCATTGTGATCTTGCCCATGCTCTTGTTGAGCGTGACCGCTGTTGACTTGCTGGTGGCCTGGGTAACGGCGCCCTGAGCTGCTGCCGCGTAACCAAGCTCCTGACTCACGTAGCACGTCGTAAACTCTGGATCGGCGTAAGCCACGCCTGTAGCGATTGAATTACTCATGATTTTCCTTTATTCCACGACGGCGCAAACGTCCGCCTCTTGGATGATTTGGTAGTCCTGGCCCTCAACGCTGTGAGTCGGCCAATTGAGGTAGTCACCGTTCCCATACTTGATCCGGTCCCCGACTCGAGCTTCCTTGACTTGGGGTCCGACCGCGACGATTGTGCCCTCGTTAAAGGGTTCGCGGTTGTTAACGTGAATCACGTCCGACAGTTTCCTGACGGACGGTTGCACGGTGATGTAATTGCGTAACGGTCTAATCATTTCTGATAGCTTTTCCGGTCGTGCGTGTAGCAAGTCCCCGACGTGACGCCGGTGTTGAACTGCTTGTCCTTTCCAGCCATGTCAGCTTCGCCCATGCCAATGCCGTTGACCATACGCTCGGAGCGCGTGCCGCTCTTGTCCTGGCCAGCAACGCCAGCAGGCACCTTGGCGTTAGAGCCGAAGCCGTAGCCGGCTGGCTGCTTGGTTGCTGAGTCTTTAGATTTCATCATGATTAAGCCTATTTAAGAAAGCGTAGTTTGAAAAGAGTCGAATCAATGAGTTGTGCAATCTCATCAATCAGGTTTTGAATCTCGGAGTCGTCGGGCATGATTTCGCGTGAGTCTTGCACAAAATATTTAATTCCTTCCATGTACTCGACTGGATCGTCGGTTGGAAGGTAGTAGTCGTCGGGAAAGCCAGTGAATTGCCCGTAGAGACCCATGTAGGCTTCTGCGAGCTGGTCTACAAGCTCAGGAATGGCTTTATAGTATTCGCCGAGCGCCTGGTGCTCTGCATAGCTGCTGGTGGTCCAGTGCAATAAATGCGCGTTTGTGCCCGAGTGCAGCAGCACCGAGACAAATGTACTCGCTTCATTTTCCATTTGCACCACCGCAGAAAAAAATGGGCAACCCCCCGTCGCCCAATCGGGCAATGGTTTGGCGAGGAGTGCGCCCGGACCCGATCATGCGCGTTTTAGCACGTTATCAACGTGATCGTCAAACGCTTTTCTGCGCCGTGCAATCTCCCGATCCAAATACCAGCGTGCTTTCTCAAGGTCCTGCATTCCCGCCTTGAGATCTGCTCGCCAAATGTACTTGATCGCGTTGCCCAAATTGAACGACATATGCTCGGTGATCTCGATGCACTCAACGCCGCTCGGGTGCTGAGTGTAGTGCTGTGGATGGTTGACCGGATCGTGGTTCATGACAGAAGGCTCGTTGAATATTCGCCGCACCAGTGACCATCATCCACGGGTGGCCAGCCTGGTGACTGGTTACCGTGTTCGTCTACCAACAGCTCTGGTGATCGGCGTCGACATTCACCCATCCAGGTCTGCGACCCATCTCCTCCAAGAAGCTGGAAATATCGACAGGTTCCGCAATCAGGTCGCATAACCACTCCTCCATAAATAAGTCGGACGTCTGTTCGTCGATCACTGGTTTCATCTTGTGCCTCGTACTGTTCGATCAAAACGGTGGCGTCGGTCTGAATCTGTTTTGCAAGACCGACCACGCAATCTAACTCAACTTTGAAACCAGCGCACTGTTTTTGCAGCTCGCTTGTATTCAATTGAATATTGGTTATT